ACCTAATGGCGCTTGATCCTGAAAAGATGAAGGTCACTCGGTCAGCAGTTGGTCGCAAGCTCTACGAGTACGAAGATGACAAGAACCTAATGACTGCCGACCAGATTATTCACATTACCGACTTGGTTCTACCAGGCAAGCTAATTGGAACAAGTCGAGTAGAGAAGCTTCGTGAGGCACTTGGACTAAACCTTGCACTACAGCAGTACGCAGCACGCTTCTTCGGTGCTGGTGCTTCAGCTCAAGGTGTTATTGAGTTTCCTGGCAACCTAACACCAGAACAAGCAAAGCAACTTGCTGATGGCTTTGACTCACGCCACAAGAACAATTCACGCAGAGCGCACCGTACTGGTGTTCTATCGGCTGGAGCCAAGTTTGTTTCAACTCAGGTAGATCCAGAGAAGTCACAGGCACTTGACTCACGCAAGTTTGGTGTGGAAGAAATCGCTCGTATATTCAACATTCCACTACACATGCTTGGTGTCCCTGACACAGCGAGCTACGCTTCTGTTGAGCAGAACGCAATTCAGTTCGTGACTCACACACTTCGCCCATACGCAGAAAAGGTTGAGTGGGCTTACTCTCGCCTATTGGCTCCAAACGCTTACATCAAGTTCAACTTTGGTGCATTGCTTCGTGGAGACCTAGAGTCCAGATTCAACGCTTATTCGGTTGCAACTCAGTCAGGCTTCTTGTCTATAAATGACATTCACGGACTTGAGGACATGCGCCCAGTAGACGGTGGAGATGTTTACCGTGTTCCATTGGCTAACATAAATCTTCCTGATGCCAAGCTTGTTGGCGAGCAAATGATGTACGACATTGTTTCCAAGCTTGTTCAAGCTGGATACCAGCCAGATGACATCCTTGCTACCTTTAACTTGCCAGCTATCCCTCACTCTGGAGTACCTAGCGTTCAGCTACAACCTGTTTCTCAGATTGACCCGACTGCTCCTAAAACCGTGTACGAGGAATAAATGCCTTATTACATAACAGATAACGCAGAAGGTTGCTCAGGCTGGGCAACAGTAAAAGACGATGGCGAGGAACTCGGTTGCCACATGACTAAAGAAGACGCTATAGATCAGATGGTTGCTTTGAGCCTTGCTGAGGACATTGAGCCAGGCGGAGAAAGAAAGATTCACAAGAAGAAAATGAAGTATCGAGCTAAGCCAGATGAGCTAGAAGTCGGTGACTTTGTTTCCTGGCGTTCTTCAAGTGGTCGGGCCAGAGGCCGCATCACCCGCATAAAGACAGACGGTGACTTGACTGCGCCTGAGAGCGACTTTACGGTTACTGGAACGCCAGACGATCCTGCTGCGCTAATCCGTATCTATGAACAGACTGAAGAAGGCTGGAGAGAAACACCAGTCATCGTTGTACACAGGTTTACAACTCTTACAAAAATTGACGAGCTTCGGTCAGAGCAAAGAGAACTACCTGACAACTACAGACCTGCCTTAGCCGAGGATGTCCCAGAAGGCCGTGCCTGCGGCAACTGCTACTTCTTCAACGAAGAAAGACAAAACGAAGAAGGTACTAAAGCTTGGTGTGAGAAGTGGGATGACTATGTAGACGGCGGCTACTACTGCAACGCATGGCAACCAGAAGACATGGAGAACCGCGCACCAGCTCCCAAAGAAGACCAAATCGAGGGTAGCGACAAGAACAAGCCTGGAAGTGCCAAAGGTGCTGGTGGAGACATAACACTTGATGAGCAAACCGAAACTGGACTTCGCAACAAGGTCAAAGACCACAACGAAGCAATGGCTGAGGATGACCGACCTAGCTGGACTCGCACTACCTACGGTCAGTTAGCCGCAGTGTTCCGCAGAGGTGCAGGCGCGTTCTCTACATCACACCGACCAGGCATGACTCGCAACCAGTGGGCGATGGCTAGGGTCAATGCTTACCTTTACTTGCTACGCAGGGGCAGACCAGAGAATCCTAAGTACATTACCGATTACGACCTACTACCGACCGACCACCCTAAGTCCACTCGCTCAATGCCCGAGGCACGGGCTATTAACCAAAGCGCACCCGCTTACATGAGAGCTGCCGCACGCCGTGGCCTAGAACTTTATGAAGCAGGGGAAGGCGGAGCTGGTCTTACACAGAAGACAATCCGCGAAGCAAGACTGATGGCAGAAGGTCAGGTGTCCGATGACAAGTGGACCAGACTTGGACCGTGGATAGCGCGACACATGCCAGACCTTGACGCACCTAAGAACTCCAACAGGCGTGATCCAGAGTACCCTGGTGCAGGATTGGTTGCACACTTGTTGTGGGGATCAGGACCAACTAAGAGAGCTGCTGAGCGTGCAATGGAATACGCTGAGGGAGTTGTTGCTAGAATTAGAGCAGAGGAAAGAACTATGACTGACACCACTGAGAAGCTAAACCGCTGGGCGGATGTAGCTCGCGCAATCCAGAAAAAGATTGACGGGGAGCCAAACACCAAAGAACCAGAAATCCGCACTAACAGTACAAAGTTTGAGGTTCGGTCAGAGGGCGATGGCATGACCTTTACAGGCTACGCTTCTGTGTTCAACAGTTCATCTGAAGACCTAGGTGGCTTCCGTGAGTTTGTAGCTCCTGGTGCTTTCAAGCGCTCGCTACAGTCAAGAAACGAAATCAAACTTCTTTGGAATCACGACACCAGTGAGCCACTTGCCTCTTTACGCAACGGTAGCCTTGAGCTGACCGAGGACCGCTACGGACTCAAGGTAAAAGCTCGACTACCAAAAACCACACGCGGGAAAGATGTTGCAGAGCTTTTGCGTTCCAAAATAATTGACAGTATGTCTTTTGGTTTCAATGTCATCAAAGACTCTTGGTCTGAAGGTGGTTCGGTTAGGACTTTGGAATCGGTCAGACTCTCGGAAGTCAGCATTGTCACCTACCCCGCATATGCCGCCACGACTGCTCAGGTCCGTTCCATTCAGCCAACCATTGACGCAGATGAACTTGCTAACGCACTTCTAAAGCTAGAGTCAGGTGAAGACTTGGATGAAAAGTCAGCTGCCCTGATTACAGATGTCGTTGGCAAGCTAAGACAGCAGCCTGAAACTGAAGTCGGGGCTGACAATAATGGTCTTGCATTGCTAGACCTAAAAAAGAAACAACTTGACCTACTACTGAAAAGGATCTAAATGGCTACCAAACAAGAAATCAAAGACGCTATCCTAAACGCGGCTGGCAATCCATCAGTGGGCGTTATTGCTGAGATGGCAGACCAGTTTGCTGAGGCCGTGCTTGGCCTAGAACAAAAGTCTTCGACACCTGCTAAAGAAGTCAGGGTTGTCGAACCTAAAGAAATCAGGTAAACTGGTTTCCTGCCCCCACCAAGTATTCCCTTCCTTGGTGGGGGCCTTTTCTTTTAACGTGTTTTTTTCAACTAATAGACTTGTAGTTATCAGTTGAGTGTTAGCACCGCTGTATCTGTTGAGTGTTAGCACCGCAGGAATCCCCTACTAATAACTATTCAAGGAGACTACATGTCTGAATTTGTAAAGTCTCAGGTAGAAGTTCGCAACAACTTGATTGCTCAGGCACGCGAGGTCCTAGACCTAGCTTCTGCCGAGAGCCGTGGACTAACATCTGAGGAAAACGAGAAGATTGCTCGTATTGAGGCTGACATTGACCAGCGCGATGCAGCTATTGACACTGCACGCAAGCTAACCGAGCGCGAGAACCGCGCTAACGAGGCTGCTGCAACACTAAACACAACTCCAGAGGAAAGCCGTCAGTCTGAATCTGACATCCTTCGCTCAATCGCTATGGGAGAAATCCGTGGCGGACACGAGTTCAAGTCTGAGAAGCGTACTCTTACTTCTTCCGACAACACTGTTCCAAAGAGCTTCTACGACCAGGTATTCCAGGTTGCAAGACTCGCTGGTCCAATGCTTGAACTTGGCGAAATCATTAACACAACCACAGGTGAGAACCTAACCATCCCAACCCTTACTGCTCGCTCAACCGCGACCATCAAGGGACAGGGTGTTCAGATTTCTGACTCTGACCCAGTATTCAGTTCAATTACATTGGGAGCTTTCAAGTACAGCTTCCTAATCCCAGTGGCTAACGAACTACTAAACGATGCAGGGTTTGACCTATCAGCACTTATCGCAGAGCAGGCTGGAAACTCAGTTGGCTTCGCAGTAAACACTGATCTAACCAACGGAACTGGAACTGTTCAGCCTACTGGTGTTATGAATGCTGCTTCATCTGCGGTCACTGGTGGAACTGGAGTTTCTGGTGCGCCAACATACGAGAATGTTTTGGATCTTGTTTATGCACTAGATGGTCAGGCTCGCCTGCTACCTGGTGTTGCATTTATTACTGCAAAGTCTGGACTGTCAGCACTTCGCAAGATCAAGGATGGCGATGGTCGCTTTATTTGGACCGAGGGTGGAACCCAGGGTCAGCCTGCTAACTTGCTTGGCTACCCAGTCTACGAGAACCCAGCGGTAACAGCAGTTGGTACTGCTGCCTTCTCATTGGGCTTTGGACACATGCCTAGCTACAAGATTCGCACCGCAGGCGGTATCCAGATTGCACAGTCTGGTGACTTCGCGTTCGACAAGGATGTTACAACATTCCGTGTCACCATGCGAGTAGACGGCAACCTAACCCACACTTCACATGTTGTGAAGTTCAAGGGTGGAGCAAGCTAAACCCTAGCTCAAAAGCTGAAAGACCCCTAGCGTGTAGGTTCGCTCGGGGTCTTTCTTTTGCTATGCTGGGAACAAAGAAAGGCAACCTACATGTCGAAAATAAAAGGGACTGTTTCCGTATTCTCAAATTCACCTGGACAACCCACAGGCTACGGCATTGCTACTGAAGCACTTATACAAAGACTAAAAAGAGATGGCGCAGATGTAGCTGCTATTTCCAACTATGGAAACGAAGGAATCAAGACTCAGTTTGCTACTGAGTATGGTGATGTTCCTGTTTATCCCCGTGGCTCGGATGTTTACTCAAATGATGGCGCTATCTTGGGTCACAAGCATTGGAGAGCGCTAAACAAAAAGCAACCTGATCTTCTTATCACGCTTTACGATGTGTGGGTGTTTCAGGGCAAGGCTTGGGATGGCCTGAATGTAGCTTCGTGGACACCGATTGACCACAGCCCAGTTCCACCAGGCGTAGCCAAGTGGAGCGCAAAGGAAAATGTCACGCCTCTTGCAATGTCAAAATTCGGTCAGAAAGAGCTGCAAGCTAAGGGCATAGATTCCATCTACATTCCGCACTCTATAGATACCAAGGTTTTCAATCGCAGAGAAAAGATTTCGGGTCACTCAATCGAGGATTACATGGGCTTTGGTAAGGAGCGTTTTGTAGTCGGCATGAACGCGGCTAATAAGTCTGGCGGTATTATCCACCGCAAAGCCTTTGGTGAAAACCTTATGGCGTTTTCTATCTTTGTCAAAAAGCACCCAGACGCAATCCTTTACATTCACACAGACCCAGTTAGCGGTCACGGCTGGAACCTGATGGCCCTTGGTGAGATTTTAGGTATTCCAAAAGACAACATGGCCTTTGTAGATCCTGTTAGCTACCGATTCGGTATCAGTCAAGAAGACCTAGCTGGAATCTATAGTGCTTGGGATGTAATGCTTGCCACAAGCTATGGAGAGGGATTTGGTATTCCAACAGTTGAGGCTCAAGCCTGTGGTGTGCCAGTAATTGTTTCTGACTTTGCTGCTTCGGCTGAGTTAGTAGGCGAAGGGTGGACTGTTGGCGGTCAGCCTTTGTACGACAACTCTCAAGGCTCGTTTTTTACCATACCTTCGGTTCCACTAATTGTGCAGGCATTAGAAGAAGCCTACGAAAGAGGAAAAGGAAAGTCCGACAAGGCTATTGAGTTTGCTAAGCAGTACGACCACGATGTCGTGTGGGATAAGTATTGGACACCAGCACTAAAGAAGCTACTTAAGTGATTCCAGCCTTAGGCTTCTGTAC